TGTGGCTTAGCTTTGTTCACCCTAGATTATGAGTGGGCTAGTAGGGCAGCAGGATTATGGATAGCATTTTATTACACATTTTTAATTATAACCGAGTATGAAAACAAAAACTGAACACCTAGGAAAATATATTACTATGTATAATGGTAATTTTGAGACTAGCTTTACAGTAACAGAAGAGACTGCTAAGGATCATGTGTATTATACCTCTAAAGGATTAGGTTATCTATTTGAAGAGAGCACTCCTAAGGCAAAGTATAAAGGGGTAGATAACGAAGAGAAAAAAGAGAAAGATGCCGAGGCCTAAACTTATAGAAACTCCTGAGAAGTTAATGGAGATATTTGAGGAGTACAAAGCATATTGTGCTGCTAACCCTAGGACTAAATGGGTGCTATCTCAAAAGACTGCTGAGATGGTAGCAGAGCCATTGAGAGTACCTTTGACTAATGAGGGCTTTGAGATATTCTGCTATAATAACTACAGTGATGTACATAACTATTTTGATAATGCTGAGGGTAGATATTCTGAATACAAGACAGTCTGTACGCACATAAAGAAAGAGATCCGTAACGACCAAATTACAGGGGGGATGGTAGGACAATTTAACCCCTCCATAACTCAGAGACTAAACGCACTGAAAGAGCACACAGATGTTACCAGTGGTGATGAGAAGATATCTGCTATAACTGTTACTATAGTTAAGTAGTATAATAATAATAATAACTATATAGTATCTAACTAGGTACTAGCTTTGCTATGGATATAAAAGCGACTGCCATCTTTGAGAAGAACTATGAGGCCATCTTAAGTGATAAGAGGTTTATCATTAATGAGGGTGGTAGTAGAAGCTCTAAGACCTACAGCCTTTGTCAGCTCATGATCATCTACTGCCTGCAGAACAACAACAAGGTGGTGTCAGTGATACGCAAGACCTTCCCTGCCCTACGTGCTACAGTGCTTAGGGACTTCATAGAGATACTTAAGGATATAGGGCTGTATAAAGATGAGAGCCACAATAAGAGTGAGCAGATATATACCTTCGCTAATGGATCTATGGTGGAGTTTTTCTCAGTAGATAATGAGCAGAAAATAAGGGGCCGTAAAAGGGATATAGCCTGGTGCAATGAAGCCAATGAGCTGTACTTTGATGACTTCACTCAGCTAAACATGCGTACTGAGGATAAGCTAATCTTTGACTACAACCCATCTGATAGTGTATCATGGCTATATGAGCTCCCTGCTAATGAGAGCACGCTGATAAAGTCTACCTACAAAGATAACCCCTTCCTACCTGATAGCATCAAGGCACAGATAGAGGATCTCAAGAGAACTGATGAGGCACTGTATCAAATCTATGCTCTAGGTGAGAAGGCAACCTCTAAGAGTAACATCTACAGCAACTGGTCCTTTGTAGCTCATAGGCCTGCTAAGTTTGTTAAGTACGTATATGGCCTTGACTTTGGGTACAATCACCCCACAGCTTTGATGAGGGTATACTACTGTGATAATGATATCTACATAGAGCCTGTGATATATGAGAGCTACCTCACCACTACTATGCTCATAGAGAAGCTAGGCACCCTAGGGATAGAACAGACTGTAACCATCCTAGCAGATTACTCTAGGCCTGAAATCATACAAGAAATGAACATAGCAGGGTATGATGTCCAGAACGCAAACAAGGTAGTTAAGAAAGGCATAGACAACCTTAAGACCTTTGGAGTAATATGCCAGGATGATAAGGCAGTCAAGAGAGAGTATGAGAATTACAAGTGGAAGAAGATAGGGGACTTCATAACTGATGAGCCTGTAAAATTATTCGATGATGCTATGGATGCAATAAGATACGCCACTACTCACATAAGGCAGGAGTACTACACTGATGATTCTTACTATGCATTCTGATACGCTACATAAGATACAGGTGGTGCAGGCATACATCCATCACAAGACAGGCAAGAGTGTGCGAATAGTATTCAATAGGCCTGACAGGATGCAACAGCACATGGCCATGTTAGATCATGCCTACCTCATAGCTATGGGTGGCTTTAAAAACAATAATAGTAATGACGCTAATATAGGTAAAGACAAGTAATGGCATTAGTAGCACAAGCAACCCCACAAGTAATAGTTCCTGCATACAACCCTGTTAAGTACATCTACAGCTCATCTAATGTAAACCTGCAGGGCTTTAAGTTTATCTATGATATCTATCAGAGTGGTACCCTAAATAAGATAGCTGAGTACAGGGTGCTTCCAACTTATGCCACTGGCTTTGGTGAGATAGATCTATCGAAGCTCTTACAGGCTAAGGTAAGCTATGACCTGAACTTGAATAACACCTCAGTATACAATGCACCTGGATCCCATTACAAATATGATGTAAGGATAGGGGAGGAATATCTCACTACCACTCTTTACACTGCAGCACTTACTCAATGGGTAACAGCTCCCTATGCAGGAAGGGTGAGAATAAACGTAGCTAACACATTTATAGTAGGTGATCAGATTAATATCACTCAAGCCGATCTAGGAGTAGCTAACCCGAACTTAGAGGGGCTCTTTACTGTGCTAGTAGCTAACCCTGCTTACATAGTAGTTAACAGCTTATTCTCTTTGGTAACCAATATCAATATAGATGGAGCCATCACCTATGCAGATGGGAGAAAGACAGTAAACAGAAACCTAGCATCAGTGCTAAATAGATACGTGTTTAATGGTGCTATCAATTGGGCTGAGTGGCCAAGCTATAACTATCAGGACTTCATGCTCAATGGTATCTTTGATAGGTTCCTAACTAACTACCCTGCAGGTAACAAAAATATGTACGCTACCCTCTCACAGGATATGTGGGTGAACTGCATAGCTAACAACTCACCAACGGCACCAGATACCATGGTATTCAGTAATGATGGTGGTAACATCTTTGAGAAGAACGTAACAGCTGTGGACCATCTTAGTGGTGTATCAGTAGGGCCTAATAACTTTGGGGTGCTTACTTTGGTATCAGGATCAGGTAACTTAATAGAGCCTACCACTGAGTACTATGACTTCCACTATGAACGTAATGGGGTGATGAGCTCAGCAAGGTACAGGGTAACACTAGATAGAAGGATCCGCACCACTGAGTACAGCATCTTATTCTTAGACAAGCTAGGCTCATGGAACAGCTTTGCCTTTAGCCTTAACAGCTATGAGAAGGGTACCGTAATGAGAGAGCAATTTAACCAGGATGTGCCTGGCTTTATCAATGGTAGTAATCACTGGGATTATGCACTTACTGAGAGAGGTATGACTAACACCTATGTGAGCACTGAGACTACCATAGATCTAGCTACCAACTTCATGACTATGGATATGGCCAACTACTTCACTGAGCTCATCAGCTCACCCTTCACATATGTAAAGCTAAGCTCTTATGCAAATGACTGTGATGTGCCTGTGAGTGAGGAGTACATCAGCTGTAATATCATAACCTCAGACTATCAGGTGTACAACCAAAGGAATAAGAATTTAATTAAGCAGAACGTAACTATTAAGCTAGCTAATAACAATATCGTAAATGGTTAAGATACAACTAAGCACAGGCTTCCTAGATGTCAAAGAGGGCACTGCCTTCCCTTTGAATTTTCAGGTAGGAGATATCAGAGATGTGAGCCAAAGGAAGGGTAACTTCTCTAAGACCATCACGCTCACTGGTAGTAAGAATAATAACAACCTGCTTAACCACTACTATGATGTGAATATAGTGGAGGGCACCTTTAACATAAACGCTATCACTACCTGTGCAGTTATACAGGATGGCATACCAATAATGGAGGACTGCTCTATGCAATTAACAGGGGTATTAAAGTCTCAGGTAACAGATGGCTATGAGGAACAGGTAACGTATGAGGTATTGGTTAAGGATAGCAAAGCAGATTTCTTTACAGCCATCGCTAATAAGGAACTAACTGATA